TCGCACGACTCCATTTTCATGTCCTTTTCGGCAATCGTGCGGCTTTTTCGTCCGTCTGTATGGGAACCGACGGACGAAAAAGCCCACGCACGCTCAGGCGGCGGTGATCAGCTCCGAGGAATCCATGTCGAAATCGGCCATCGCGTAGGAGCGGATGGCGGGATCATCATACGTGTTCATGTAGTACGTGTTGGTCTTGGACGAATATCCGCTGGTGAACAGCGTGCGTTCGAACTGGCCGTTGCCCATCTTCGCCATGCCGTCAACCATCTGCACGGAACCAAGGGTGTGGAACAGGCGAGACACGTTGGCCGCCTCGCCTTCCTGCTGCGGATAATGCGTGTTGGCATAAGCCACACGCACGAAACGCGACGGGGAGCTCACATCGCCCGGAATGCCATGCATGCTCACACCCGCGCCCCAAGCGGACAGAGACGCCTTGCCCCACGTGGCCGGCTCGGCCATCTCGTTGCCGACGCACATGTAGTTGCGCAGATTCTCCATATGGAAGCCAAACGTCGGCTGGTTGGTCAGCACGTCTACGTCGTCATGGTGCACATGCATGCCGTCCGCCATCTGTTCGACGACGATGCTGCGCTCGCTGTCGCCGATGATCCAATGCAGCAGCGACTCCTGCTGGCCGGGCACGATCTGGGAGACGAGGGTCACGTTCTTCAACGCCTCCTCGACTTCGTCGACGGAATCGAAATTGCGTGCCACCCACAGCGGGAATTCGAAGGTCGCGACGTTGTCGGTGCCTTCGACCGGCTCATGCACGAACTCCGCGTAGCCGGGGAAATTCAATCCCGCGATGGCCAGACCATGCTCGTTGGCGCAGTCGAAATACATCGGACGGTCGGCCATGACCACGCCCACGCCGATCACCGCGTTCGGCGTGGCTTTGCCGCTCGCGCCGAACACGTTGTCGTAGTGGTAGCCGCGTGGAGTGGCCAGGATGCTTTCGCCGTATGAGAAGCTCCAGTCGAGGTTGCGGCCGAAATACATGTTTCCCTCTTCGTCGGAGAAACGAACGCCAGTGCACATGATGGACTTCCTTCCTTTGTTTGATTGACCCGATGCGTTCATCATACGCATGGACGGCTGGACGAACCACGGCTTCCGCCGACGGATAAACATGAAGGGTGGCCAAAAATGCCAAGAGTCGTTGAAAATGAAAAAATCCCCTTGTTTCCAAGGGGATTTTTCGAATGGCTCCTGCGACTGGGCTTGAACCAGTGACCGTCCGATTAACAGTTAGAGAGTTTGATAGAATACCCCTTGGAACGATTGGGCAAAACGGCTTCATTCCAACGGTTTAACCTCACTTGAGGGTCACTTGACCCGCAAGTGAAGGTTAAATGGAAGTCTGAGAATGTCTGAGAATATGGAAGCGAGGAGGTAATCATGGCACGCAAAGCAAGAAACGGCATCGTCTACCCATACAAAGTCGAACGGAAAAAGAAGCTGGCCGATGGCACAATCAAGGCTTACCCCAGCTTCGAGTTCAAGATCGACGGGAAGACCTACAGCTGCAAGAAGTACGCCGACGCGAACCGGCGTCTGACCGAACTGCTCCAAGAGCGAGCCAAATTCGGCAGCACCAGCAACACGTCAGTCACGTTGGGCGCATATTCGGAACAATGGTTGGAACGACGGCAGAGGGATGCAGACCCGAAGACTTTCGCCAACTATCGAACCATCGTCCGCAAGCATCTGCGCCCATACCATTCGCAGAAAATGGCGAACATGAACGCCGCAGTCTGCGACCGCATCGTAAATGGTCTCACCGTCGCGAAGACCATCGATGGCAAGAAAATGCACGTGAAGGCCAGTCTCAGCCTCCGCCGCCAGACGCACACCACATTGAACCAGATTTGCAATGCCGCCGTAGCGGATAGGATTCTCCCCACGAACCCAATGGGTGGCGTCCCCACTCCGAAGGACAAGGACATCAGTCTTGCCGACGAACGCAAGAACGAAACGCACGAGCGTACCGCATTCACCGACGATGAAGCCAAACGCATCCTCCAAGCCGCCAACGAACTAGGCATACGGAACGGCGCGAGGGAATGGTTCAGACTATGCACCGGTATGCGCCCAGGCGAAATCTTGGGGGCTTCACTCCAAGACCTCGAACTGACCACCACGGCAAACGGCATCCCCTACGGCGAATACACCGTCAACTGGAAACTGGAGGAATTGAAGAAGGAGCACGGTTGCGGCGAACCAGACCGTAAAGGCGTATACCCGTGCGGATACAAGCGTGGTGCCGCATGTCCGCAATGGCGTTGGCGCATTCCAGACGGCTTCGACATGATCGAGCTGCAAGGCCGCTGGTGTCTCACCCCGCCGAAATCGAAGCGTGGAAGGAAAGTGCCAATCATTCCAGCATTGGCGCAGACACTCGAAGCATACTTGGTGGATACCGCCGAAATACCGAATCCACATGGACTCCTGTTCCGTCATGATGACGGCTCACCCATCGAGCCGGAAGAGGACATCGAACAGTTCCGCAGACTATTGGAGGCGGCGGGAGTACCCAACGCGAAGCATAGGAGCCGTCACGAAACCCGTCATACCGTCGTTACCATCCTCATGTCAATGGGCGTGGATGTCGGACTGGTCGAGGAAATCGTGGGCCATTCCAGCCGTCTGATGGTCGAACACTACCGTCATGCCGGGTTGAAAGAACGGTTGGCCGCAATGGAAACGATGAACTCCGCATTAGACTTGAAGCAGATCGAACAGAAAGGTGTCGTAAATGCCGCATGAACTTGATGTAGTTTCGTATAGGGAAGGATACGGTCGAGGATTCGATGAAGCGTTGAAACTCGTAGAACGATATGGGTTCGTATTCAACGCACCCAGAATGGTGATAAACGGAGCCGGTTACGATACCTGGCATCCAGAAGACGAGTTCCCAAAGAAGATCACCATCACAGAAAACCAGTTGGACATTGAGAAACATACGGCGGTGCAAACTGTGGTGGATTACATCAGGGAAAAGTTTTGCACCATGTATCAAAACCGCTATTACGACCAAATGGGCCAACAAATAGACTTTGGTGATGGCGATAGAGCCAATCGAACCACAGAATAGAAACCCTAAAACGCAGAAAAGCCCCTCCCCCAGCGTAATCGCTGAGAGAGGGGCAACCATTCTCCTAACGTCAGGAAAATGGTGTATCAGGCCGAATACTTGGCCTTCAATTCGCTGGCGCCAATCAACGCGCCAACCAGCACAGCCAAAGCGTTCAACGTGGTCACGATCTGGTCAACGCATGGAAGGTTCCATGCGGGGCCGACCACATGCACGAACACAGCCAAAGCGGGCAACGCGATAAGCGCCAACCACTTCAGCACCTTGTACGCTTCGTCCGGCAGGATGTAGTTGTTTTCTTCGCCTGTTTCTTCCTGCGGCTTTTCGCCGTCATTCTGAGTCTCCTTGACTTCATCGACCATAATCGGTCTCCTTACCAGTAGAGGGTTTCGCCTGGATAGATCAACGCCGGGTTGCCCGAACGATAACCGTGGATGCTGTACATGTTCACCTTGTAGTATCCGGCGATGCCGCTCAACGTGTCACCGGAGCGGACGGTGTAACGGTGAGTGCTGTACGTGTTGCTGACCGGCTGACGTGCGACGCCGGTACCACGACGGCAGACCGTCTCGCCAGCGTAGATGATGTTCGGGTTGCCCGAACGATAACCTGTGTACTGGTTCCAGCTGCCGCCATTACGTGCAGCGATGGTGCTAAGAGTGTCACCACTCTTGACGGTCACGCAGACGCTACCGCAGTTCGTGTTGGCCGGAGCGCTCACTGTCGAGCCTCCACCCAAACGCTGGTTCACAATCGCCATCACACGGTCGTAGGCACCGCCAAGAGCCTGACGACGCTCGTTGCCGTTGCCGTACACGCCACGAATAACCTTGGTAGCCATATCGTTGTAGTCCGGCGTGGTAGTCACCTGCGGCTTAACCGGGTCGTGGCGAACCTCGGTCTTGGTCTTGCCACGATCACCATTAGCGATCTTCTGCCAAGCATCACGCTCACCGAAGAACAGGTTAAGGTCAAGCGGGCCGACACCGTTCAGATAGCCGGTAGACGCATACTGCACCATGCCCTCGCCCTTGCTGCCCGCATTCCACGGAGTGGACTGCCAGCCAGTCGCGTTCATCGAAGCGTACTGGGCCTTCCACAACATGCAGTGGGAGCGCACATCGGACGGAATCTGATACACGGCGCTGTCCTGAACGTATACCATGGGCCACACCTTGGTACGCGAATACACTTGGTTCACCCACTGGCGCACCCAGTCACCGTTACCCCAAGCATGATTGCCGTAAGACTCCCAATCCAACGCCAAGACGCACTGGCCCACATAACCGTTGAACTGGTTCAGATAATGGTTGACCTCTGCGGTGACGTTACCACCATCAGCGTAATGGTAGCCGCCACAAGCCTTGCCGGTCTGACGCGCCCAATCAATCTGGCTACGCCAAGACGGATTCACATAACCGCCACCCTCAGTGACCTTCACCACGGCCGCGTCAGCGTCCACCACGCGGGTCACATCAGCCGACTGCCAGCCGGACACGTCGATCACGTTCATGTTCGCGGACGCGATAGGCGCGATAATCATGCACAATGCGACAACAAGACCAGCGAACGGCAACCGCATGTTGCGTGGAATCTTCTTATGCTTAGGACTTTTCTTACCGAAAATCTTCAAGCAAACCTCCTTCAAAAATAGAAAAGCCACCCCACAGTGGGATGGCTTGTAAAGAGTTGGGTTGGGAGAAGTTAGTGGCGTTCTTCCAAGTATTTTTCTGCTGCTGCGACTATCCAGCAGTGCGCGTCCAATTTCTCCAATTTGGCGAGTTCGTATCGGACGGCCTCGCTGTGGTCGTGGCTTTGGTCACCGTAAATCAGTGAAATCAGCGTGTTTTTTATCGTGTCCCTGCACAATTCGTCCAGCCGCCCGTCAAACCGTTCGGAACGTTCGCCGAGCTGCCTCGTCTTAGCGAAATGCTGGGAAAGCACGCTGTTATACGGCAAGCGCTCGGGATTGACGTGGGCATACAGCCCAGTAGCCAATGATTCGAGCGCTCCCGGCCAGACTTTCAGGCCGAGCGTGATGACGGCGCACGCGCCACCCACACCACCAAAACCCGCTAAAAACGTTTGAAACACATCACATCTCCTTGAAATCGTTTAATCTTTTGGCATGGTGTCGCCATCGAAATAATTGCCCGGCAATCCCAACGAGACAAGCTGCTGCCACTGGTCTTGAGGCACGCACAAGCCCTTGCTCAGATTGACCGTGCAATTGTTCAGCCCGACGAGAATGCCGTGAGTGGTGCTGGCGGCGGTGAAGACGTAATCCACGCGACCATTCGAACTGACCAGCCCACTATCGCTGCCATTGGTGGTGAGACGCAAGCGCGGATTGTCGCTACTCGTGGACAGCATGTAACAGACGACGCTCACATGGTATTTCACGCCCGCCGTCAACCCCGTGAACGTGATGTCCGATGGTGTCGTGTTCGTCGTCTTGACGCTCACACCGTCTTTCGGC